TTCTTATAATAACTATTTTCAGTTATTGTGCTTAAATTAGTAGAAAAACTAGTACTGCTTGGAATAATATATTCGTCATCTGTATTTACATAGACAGTATATTCTGTTCCATCAGCATAAGTTGCTACTTGTGATTTATATTTTCCTTCTAAGTGCCAAGTACACCCACTCTGTGCTTTTATATATTCACTTAAATGATCACCACCACCTTGGTATAAAAAAGGACATCTATCAGGAAGAATATTTCTTGCTGGTATTTTTACTCCTTCTAAATCAAATGGAGCAACGCACTCTATAGTTACCGAAGATTTTGTTCTTTGTTTGATTCTATCCATTGTATAGACATCTCTTGGAAACTCATTTGGCGGACTTGCATCTCCGCTTTCTCCATAAAGATATTTTTTCAATGTAGTTCTTTTGATAAACTTTAATCCAAGAAAAGTTTGATAATCAATAGTACCTATCGCACTTGAAAAAGCAGTAGTTGCATTACCAATAGTTACAGTAGGTCTTGCAATAGCACCATCATTCTTATATTCTATACCTTTTACTATTGCTGGTAATGCTATATAAGTATTAATTTGAGCATTGTTAGAATGGTCTCTGAACTGAACAGTAGATAAATCATCATCTAAACCACTCATAAAATATATGAAATCGCCTTTTGAATATTCTAGCTCATAAAGAGTAACCAGTTCTGAACCTGGGTCAAGTTTCTGTAAATCTTGTGTCACTAAGTTTTGAGACATTATGCTTCGTAAACCCTCACAAATGTGGCTGTACAAGTATAGTAATCATCATACTCCCATTTTTGGTCAAAATCTTTTACATATACTTTTACTGTTTCTTCATTACCACTTGCATTTGTATCTGCAAAAGTAAAATTAAAAGCAGTCACACCATTAGTGCTTTCAAAAAATCCTATAATATCATCTATCTCTGCTTTTGGTCTAGTAGCAAAATTAACTGCAAACTCTTGGTCTAAATTATTAATACCCAAAGCTATTCTTTGTTGATACCCATCTCCAAATTTTGCTTGAAATATTAAAGGTGTATTTTTCTTAGACATACCTTTATCAGGTACTATAGTCCTATTTCCAAACGTTGATCCTGTGCTAAATCCTAGTGCCATCTTATCCTCCTAGTAATCCCCCTGGTCTCATTTCTTTCTCTAGTCTGTCTTGTACGACTGAGTTAATTACTCTTCCTAATTCTGCTCCTGTGTCTGCATCTACTTGTGCTGAAGAACCTCCCTCTGCAATATTTACTGTAATATTTGTATTGTTTGTAGCCATTTTTCCTTTGCCCATATCAACAGGTATACTTCTTCCATTTGGAAGTGGTACTACTGCTTCAGTACCATGAAGAACTGCTCCATAACCAGAGTTTGGCCCTTTTGCAACTCCTCCTCCAGCATATGAACGATATCCTGGTGAACTCATTATTCCGCCATCTCTACCTGCTGGGCCTAAGAAGAAAGTTTTAAGTATAGCCAGAGGGCCTCCTCCTGCATCAAATGCCATTTTTGCTCTTTCGTACATAGCAACAAGTAACTGAATCTGTGCGACTTTTGCCATAATTTTTGCAGTCTCTTCTTCTTTGCCTGTTAATGCTCCCATTAATCCAATAGTTGCTCCAAACTGATTTAGATTTTGTCTGAATGTTTTTTGATTTGCCTCTGGGTCAACCATATCCTCTGTGAATGGGTCTGATTCTCCATCTTTAGTATATGCTATATTCTTAGGGTCTATGCCTCTTTTTATTAGTATATCTGCAACTGGATTACCGTCTGTTGATTCAGGTGTACCTGTGTCTGCAACGCTACGGAAGGCTTTTGCTCTATCTTCTTGAAGTCCTTTTTCTATTCCTAATTTAATCTTCTGGGCTAATAACTCATCATACTTTTCAATAGCGCCCGTCATATTATTCTCTAAGTGGGTCATATATTCTTTTTCAAAATCACCTAGTATGTCGTCTTTACTCGCTTCAGCCTCTCTAATTCTTTTATTGATGGATTGAAGCGCGTCAGAAACAAGTACATCAGGATGGAATTCTGTCTGATAAGTTAATGGATTATATGAAGTGCCACCCTGTTGATAAACTGAACCCCCTTCCCCTTGCATCATTGCTTGTCTCAAGAAAGCTCGTTCTTCTTTCATTGCATCAAGATTGAGATTTATTTTGTTGAACTTGGTTTGATCCTCAATTGATCTTTTTGATAATTCAAAGTCTCTTGCTTCTTCTGTAAATGCAGTAGTCTTACTAAAGTCTATAATTCCTTGTGCAGTAGTTTTTTTCTTTTGATTTTCAATATCAAGATTGTCTATTTTTTTCTGTGTTGCAACAGCTTCTTTATCTGCTATTAGAGCATTTATTCTTTTTTGTTCATCTAGTATCAGATTAAGATTTTGATTCTCGCCTTTTAGAATATTTCCATGTACTTGGGCACCATCTTTAATTGCTTCTTTTACTGCTTCAGCATGCCTATTTCCAGCTTCTTTTATTTCATCTCCAAGAGTTTTTGGTTTTAGAAAGTCTGGTGTAATATCTGCAAGGAAGTCTTCTGACATTTTTTTACCTATGCCATCAGTTATAGTTTTTGTCATGTTCTCGCCAATCTTTGCAAACCCAGAACTATCCCCTCGCATTGCTGCTCCGATAGCTTGTCCTAAGTCTCTTTCGATTCCACCATAAACATCATTTAATATTGTAAGTGCTACATCGGCTCTTGCTTTTTCTAACATGAAAAGATTATCTGCTTTTTCTATCATATCTACTTGCAGGTCTCTTTGCATTATTAACATTTTTAGTTTTGCATCGTCGCCTTCTAGTGCAGCTGTTTGTATTTGCAGTTGTAATTCATTTAACTTGTGCATTTCTTTTTCCAAGTTTAATTCTGCTTGTTTGACTTTTAACTGCCTATCCCCTTGTGGGTCGCCTCTTAAGAAATTTCCAGCTGCTGCTATGTCTAATTGTAGTTGTTCTTTTTGTAGCTTCAACCCTGCTTTTTGCATAATTGAAAATACTTTTAATTGATTTGAAGTTCTTTGTAAATGTAATTCGTAATCTTTACCTTCTTTTACCAAGTCTGTATATGCTTTTTTATTTGTATTTAACAATTCGATAATATCTTGGTAAGGAACTTTTGGCAGTCCCTGTGTTAATCTGTTTTGCGCTTTTATTAGCTCTCCTGAAGTTTGATTTAGAGTATCTTGTGCGGCTTTTACAGTTAGTATGGATCTTGATATTTCTTTTAATTCGTCTCTAAGTTCTTTACTAATTGTTCCTGTTCTTGCCATAGCGTCTGCAAACTTATCAAATCTGTCATCCATCTCTGCAAGATTTTGAAAAGTAAATCTAAGTTCTTGTTGAAATTCTGCAAAACCTTTTTTATTTAGGTCAGCTTGTTGAGCTAGCTGGCTTAGTGCTACTATTCTTGAATCTAAGTCTGCACTTTCTAGTGCATTACCTAAGAATATGTCTGATTCTGCTCCCTCACTAAGAAGTCCTTTTCTACTAACTTCTGCCATTTTTGTTAGTTCTTGATTTATTCTCTCTAAGGATTCATGCTGTGTTTTTAACTTTTCATTAAACTTTTCCGTTCTAGCAATTTGGTCTTTCATAACAAAGTTACGAACAGCCTTAATTATCATAAATAGTACTGAAGCAACTGCTAAAACCATACCTACTGTGGACATGAAGGCAAGAACTCCTCTACCTGCTTTTGCAAAGAAACCACTTACTCTTTCGCCAAAAGTACCTGCTTTCTCTTTAAATATATCTAGTTCAATTCCTGCTTGTTGTAAAGATAATCTCATAGATTTTGACATTTTACCGCCATCTTTCTTCATATCCTCTAATATTTTGCCCATGGTAGCTCTTTGGCTTTCACTCATAGTTTTAAAAATACCAATTGGACCTCTTTTATTATTTTTGCCTGCTCCTAGCTGTGCTGTAAGATTACCGATTTGTTGTCCGCTTAGTGCTTTTCCTGCTTGTAAATCTTTACCTATTTGTCCACCAAACATTACGCCTTGTCTATTTAGTTCTCCCATCAGATTTTGTTGTGCAATAGGAGTATTTGCTAGTGCAAGTTTTGATTGTCGTAGTTGTTCTTGTTTTATTCTTAATCTTTCTAATCTTTCTTCATAAGCTGCTGCTTGTGCTTCCTGAGCTGCTCGTAATTCATGTGTTGCTGGTATTACTGAGTTAATAATACCACCTGCAAAACCAAGTATGGCTAGTATAAGCACATCAATATTTTTCTTACCAAAGTTAGCTACAAACTCTGCTACTGCTGCAATTGCAGGTCTCATAGCATCGATAGCCTCTTCAAATGCTACCCCTAATTGAGTAATAGAGTTAGCTTGTGGCTCCATGATAGCATTGATTTTACCAAACTTAGTTTCAGCTTGATCAAGTACTTCGTTTACAACTGCTTGGGATTTTTGATATATGGATAACTGATTTTTGTTTAGACCGAGAGCAGCCGCATATTTAGTCGTTGCTTCTTCTAGTCTTAATACGATACCTAGTTCGTCCAATAGTTCTGGTTCAGCTTTGGTAACACCTCTTACCAATCTGTTAAATGAGTCTGTCACATCTCGACCGAGTGCAACTGATACTGTGAAGGCGGCTTCTGATAGTTCTTTTAATTGTCCTGCAGATAGCCCTGCTGCTCTACCTATAGCACCTGCTTGTGCAGCATCACGGAAGTTAATCATTCCACGAGTAGCTGTCTGCAAGTCTCTTGCTAAACTTTGGTAAGCAACACCTGTAGCCGCCGCAAAGGCTAATTGTCCTTCTTTTAATACACGAAAGTCTGCGGAGTTTTTAAGAAACCTGAATACGGCGTCTAATGCGAATAAGTTAGCTGCTAGAGTAGCATATGCTGGAACGAGACCACCTGTGATCCCTTGTGACATTTTTGAGAAGTTTTTAGAAGCACCAGAAGAAGCCCTTGCAGCTCCTTTTAGTTGTCTATCAGCGGATTGGGCAGATTTTTTGGTTTGGTCTAACGCACCACTTGCCTTCTTTCCTTCATTGATTATGTCTTTTAAATCGGCCTTACCTTTATACTCAATGGTACCGCCATCAATTTTCTTTGTCATTTACTTCTTCATTTTAGCCATATTTTGGGCTCGCTTTTGTCTTTCAGAGACTTTATCATTAATAGAGTTTGAGTTTCTATCATCTATAGCTTTTAAGAACCAAACGACGGTTTTCTTGTCTTCGATTTTGAAAACATCGAGTAGTGTTCCTAAAGCTGCCCAGTCTTTCCCCATAAACATACCACTCATACCATCCCATCTATCTGGTAAGCATGAATGTATTAAAAATGCCTCCTGAACTTCTGCTGGAAAGTCATCCAACTCAGGTGGCATTTTTTCAGGGTCAGGGTCTTGCCCTAACTGTTCACAAATGTTTAGATATTTTGCTAAATCGATATTTTCTGAGAACTTTCTTTTAATGAGAGCAAGTATTAGTTCTACTTGCTCTTGGTAAAATTTTCTAGTTCTCCGACAGTTTCTGATACCCAGTTATCGAAATCGGCAGAGTTCTTCATGAGAAGCTCAGCGTTTTCTTCTGTGTAATCAAGTTCGTCTTCTAGGTTCAATTTGCTTGTATCAACTAATAGAAGCTCTTCTAAGTACTTATACTTTAAGCCCGACCAGCCTTTGATAATTGCTTTGCAGTATTCTGTTAAGAATTTGTCATTATCAAGCTGTTCTTCATATGCCCTAGTTTTTTTGTTCAAAACTTGTTTTACACTTCTGTTTCTTAATTTAAGTAACTCTTCTCTTGCAAGATAAGTTAGTTTAGTTTCAAAGCCATCAAAACCTGGCATTTCTATAGAAACAGTTTTACTTGGAGTTAACAAACTCTTGAGTGATACTGGTAATTTATTTTCTTCTGTCATTCTTTTTCCTATAAAGTGGGAGGGCCGAAACCCTCCCGGTTTAATTTAATTATGCGCCTACGTAAGTAACTTTTACTTCGTTAGTTGCACTTGCAGCTGTTCCTGATGATAGGTCTGTTGATAAGCCGTGGAAGGCAACATCGACAGATACAACATCTTCGAAGCTGTGAGTAGGTAATTCAAGGTGAGCTTTCGCAACTTGAACATTACATCTTGGTGTCTGTCCTGAGCCACCAATACTAAATGTTAAATCAAATGCGTTAGTAATAACTCCTCTTGATTCCCGTAACGTTTCAAACAAGTCTAATGACCCGTTTGCTGTGTCGTTTGGATAACAAGTAAAGTTACCT